ACTGTCGTACAGTTCTATGCTGCTCATCTTGCCAAGTACTATGAACAGTCGTTTGGTGAAGCTGAAATCTATTTGCAGCAGTACAAGCAAAAAACTCAAGCAGTTCTGACATCCACTTTTACAAGAAGGATTCCAGACCCATACTCAACTTCGTTTTAAATCATGGCAGCCGCAGAGCAAAAAAAATCCTACGAGGTTGTCAAGCAGTTCAAAGGTGTAAACACCAAAGCGAACAGAACTGCTATTGGCGATGATGAGTTCTACTGGCTTGAGAACGCTATGCCTATTGGCTATGGCAACCTCAAGATTACGCCTACATATTCCAATGTGGGTAGCGTCACTTTTGGAAATACAGTCACTTATTTTTCATCAGCGGGTATCAATTTAATTGATTATTTGATTGCTTTTGAAGCAGACGGTTCTGCTGAATATGTACGGCTAGACACAAATGCCAAAGGCACAATTGCGACTGCGGGAACATTTAGCGGGTCTGGTGTCAATATTTCTCAATGGAAAAATGACCGTGTTTTGATTGCTGACCCGGTTAAAGGGTACTTTACATGGGACGGTACAAACCTAATCTTTATTGGCGCTGTTGGACAAATTGGTGTTGTCAGCGGCGGCTCAGGCTATACCTCTGCGCCAGCGGTAATTATTTCTGCGCCAAATAGTTCCAACGGGGTACAGGCTACGGCGGTTGCTACCACTACAGCTAATGCTGTGTCTTCCGTCACAATCATAGAAGCGGGAACGGGTTATAACGCTGCTCCTACCATTACTTTTTCTGGCGGTGGAGGTTCGGGAGCTAATGCTGTGGCGGGTATTACAACCTTTGCCCAAGGCACTGTTTCAGTTGTAATAACAAGTGGGGGCACGGGGTACACCAACGCTTCTAATTTAAGTGTCACTATCAGCGGGGGTGGAGGCACTAACGCCAATGCTAAAGGCATTATTTCTGGCGGTATTGTTACCCAAGCCATAATGACCAATGTTGGCAGCGGGTACACCAACACATCAAATATTACAGTTACGATAACTGGTGGTGGTGGTTCTAATGCCGCCGCCAAAGCAATTATCAATACTGGAACATTGGCGGGTATTCAGTCCTTCTCTGGCAGGGTTTGGTTAGCCAATGGACGCACGGTCTACTATTCAGCGGCAGGGTCTTACAGCGACTTTACAAGCGTTTCTGCGGGTCAGATTGTCTTGACTGACTCAACCTTGCACGGCAATATTATTCAACTGCTTTCAGCAAACAACTTTCTGTACATTTTTGGCGATGATTCAATCAACGTCTTTTCAGATGTGCGGGTAACCACTGCTGGCACAACCTTGTTTACCAATACCAATGTCAGCGCCTCTGTTGGCAGCAAACGAGCAAATGCAATCTTCCCGTATTTCAGGTCTGTGTTGTTTCTAAATGACTACGGGGTATATGCCCTTGTCGGCTCAACAACAACCAAAATATCAGATTCTTTGGATGGGGTTTTTCCTAACATTGACTTTACTTTTCCTGTTTATGCGGGTCAGGTGTTGCTCAATAACATCTTGTGTGCTGCTTTCAATTTTAAGTACACGGGCGGGTTGGGTACATCTAGTTCAAGTCGGTATGTTCAAGCAGTATTTTTTGAGAAAAAATGGTTTTTCACAAGTAACGGCGACAACTTGGCTTACATAACGTCTGCGCCTCTTGGAGGNAAAATCAACCTTTACGGGACAGACGGGACATCTTGTGTGCGTTTGTATGCAGACAGCAGCTCTGCTATCAACAGTTATGTCCAGACATCGCTCAACCCAATGAAAGACCCAATTCGCACCAAGCAAGCATTAAAGGTGGGAATTGAGGCTACTTTGACCAGCTCGGCTGAACTAACCGTAACGGTGGACTCAGAAACGGGTAGCAGTACTCCTGTTTTGCTTGGACAATTGGTGACTTGGATTAATAATCTGAGTACTCCAATTTCTTGGACAAACAACAGTTCTGTGGTGATTACTTGGTATGGCGGTGGTGGCTATACCTTGTACAAGACAGACGCAAAACAATGGGGTAAGTATTTGGGCATGACTGTTACATCAACGGGTGCAAATTTTGTAATCAACGGGTTCGAGTACGAACATGAATTGAGAGTGAGGTTCTAAATGGCAGTTCCATATACCTTTGGTAGCGCAACAACAAGTATTCCTCTGTCTCAACTAGACAGTAATTTTGCTACGACCATAACGCTTGGAAATACCGCAGTTCAGTTGGGTAACACAATTACTAACTTGACTGGTGTTTCTAATTTAGCAAGCGCAACAAGTTTGTCTCTTGGCTCTAATGGCAACACTACTGTGATTACTGTTGATACTTCACAGAATGTGGGTATAGGTACTAGTTCGCCGGGTCAAAAGCTAGAAGTTAATAACGGCGCTTCTGATGTAACGGTTTTATCTAAAACAACAGGCGCAAGTTACGCTTCGTTTAGAGTCACAAACTCATCAAGAGATTACTCAATGCAGATTCGCACTGACGTATCAAATGCTTGGGTACTAAGAGATGAAATTGCTGGCTCAAATAGACTTAATGTAGACACTAGTGGAAGGGTTTCAATAGGCGGTGCTGGATATGGTCCGGGTAATAGTTGTTTAGATTTGTTTGCAATTCAAGGTGTGAATAACGCCATGAACATAAAGCCGACTACCAACAGCACTTATACAGCTATTCAGTTTTTTAATAGTAGTCAAAGTAGTGTTGGTGCTATTACTTGCACAACTTCGGCAACTACTTATGGCACAGGTTCTGATTACCGATTAAAAGAAAATGTGCTTCCAATGACAGGCGCATTGAATAAAGTTGCTCAACTAAGACCCGTAACTTTTGATTGGATTTCAGACAAAACCGCAAGTCAAGGTTTTATAGCACATGAACTGCAAACTGTTGTTCCTGATGCCGTTGTTGGCGAAAAAGACGCTGTAGATGCTGATGGAAATCCAAAATATCAAGCTATTGACACATCATTCTTGGTTGCAACATTGACAGCCGCCATCCAAGAACAACAAGCCCTCATTCAATCCCTGACAACCCGCATAGCTTCACAAGACGCTGACATAGCGGCTTTAAAAGCAAAGGTAGGTATTTAATGAGTACCAACGCATTTACAAAACTTGGTAACACTGTAGCGTTTCTCGCTAATACGGCTGCGCCTACTGCTGTGCAATGCGTATCTACTACGCTTGGTGGTAACCAATACCGCATCATCAACTCTGGCTCTGTTGTGGTGTTCCTTGGATACGGCTCAAGCGCAAGTGATGCCGCCAACAATTGTGCGGTTGTAACGACTACAGGACCGTCTTTTCCGCTGCTTGCTGGAACTGATGAGATTCTTACCTTTGTGCCAAACGCTTACTTTACGGGCATTACGGCTAGTGGAAATGCAACCGTATACATTTCACCCGGCGATGGAATGTGAGGACTAAATCATGTTAAAGACAGTAGCAATCAGTAACGGTGGAACAAACGGCACAGTAACCAACATAGCAACGGGTACTGGGCTTACTGGCGGTCCTATTACGACCACAGGAACTATTTCTCTTGCTAATACTACTGTTGTTGCTGGTTCTTATGGAAATGCGTCTACTGTTTCTCAAGTCACCATCAATGCACAAGGTCAAGTTACTAATGTTGTAAACGTAGCGATTGCTATTAGCAACTCTTCTGTTTCTGGTCTTGGAACAATGGCTATCCAAAATGCCAACAACGTAACAATTACGGGTGGTACAGAAAACAATCTTACATACACCAATGTTGCTATTTTGAGTGGAAACGTCAAAGCCAATGTGACTGTAACAAACGCAACAAACGCAACTGCAACATACGCAACATCTAGTTTGCTTCTTGTTCCCGCAGGGTTTATTCAAATTTCTTTGGCTAACTCAACNGTTGTCAAAGTTCCTTACTACGCGGCATGACCATGCAATTTCAAGACATATTCAATCTAATCGGCGGTGCAATCCTTTGTGCAATTGGATGGTGGTGTCGTGAGATATGGGATTCGGTCAAGAGACTCAAGGAAGGCTTGCAAGCCATTGAAGTTGACTTGGCTAAGAACTATGCAACCAAGCAAGACATCAATGCTCGATTAGACAAGATTGATGATGTGCTTGAACGCATATTTGACAAGCTAGATGGAAAGGCTGACAAGTGAGAAAAGACTGTCACAAGCCAACTTACGTCTCTTGGAGAGCATTTCGTAATCGTTGCCGTCTAAAGAATGTATGGAACTATGAGTTCTATGGCGGAGCAGGGATAACTTATGACCCCGCTTGGGACAGTTTTGACAAATTTTTGTTGGATATGGGCGAGCGCCCCAATGGAATGACCCTTGACCGTATTGATGGTAAAAAAGGTTATTTCAAAGAAAATTGTCGTTGGGCAACACACAAAGAACAGCAGTCAAACAGAAAAAATTGTATGCACATTACATACAANGGAATTACTCAGACCGCAGCAGATTGGTCACGCCAACTTGGTTTGGCTAAAGGCGCTGTATGGATGCGTATAACAAAACATGGTTGGTCTATTGAAGACGCAGTAACTCTTCCTAAATGGAGGCGCGTTTGAATTTCGATACTTTGTC